GTTGTTGCCCGTGCTGTTCGATTGTTGTTAACAATCACAGCCCTTTTAGGAATCGCTGTCAATGCTCAAGGAATTGCTGAAGTTACGCGTGACTTAGCTGTTACGTTTGGTCTGTTTCGTAGTATTGAAACGGAAGAAAAGAAACGTCAAAAACATAAACAAGATTTTGTTCCTGGAGAAGGTTTACAGTTCAGTAAAAGTGTTGAACCTGAATCTATGCCAAAAGGAATGCCTGTAGATATAACAGCCAAAATACAAAACTATTTGGTAAATTGTTGTCCGCAAGACCATCCAATTAGTATTTGGTTGGCTGGTGCTGACGTTTTCACTGAATGTCAAAATGCCTGGGCTCTTGTCCAAAAACAATTCGTCAACCTTAAAACTCAAGGACGTATGACACCAGCCTCTACTGGTGTTTATGTTAAAACACGTCGTTATAGTTTTAATTTACATGGTCGTGCAGCCGAAGATATAACAATCATTTTGACTGCTGCTGAAGAAAAAGCCTCTACTGCTTTTCTTGATGCTAGAAACAAGGAAGTTAAACCTGTAACCAAAGTAGTAGACGATGAAATTGAACTTCAAGAAGACCCTGTGGAACTTAAACAACAATTACAAACTGTTGAAGATGCTTGTGATCTCACAGGTATTGAAAAAGACGAAGCCGTCGGTGTTATAGCCCGCGTCGCTTTAGCTGTTCGTTACAGTTGGAAGATAGCAAAGGCCTACATAGAAAAACATCCAACAACTTGTGTTATGGGTTTAGGTGTTGCCCTAGGAGCTTGTATAGGTGTGATCATTGCAATTATTGATCATAAGTATAATTTAGTTCAGGACACGCATAAATTCGTTACACAAGGACTTGAATCTAGACTCCCTGTAGTTCTTGGTGGTAAAAGAAGACGTCCTTCACGTTTTCTAGTTGTTACAACCAAGGAAGGTAAGTTGACTCTTGCCTTCTTTTTTCCCACTCAAGCTATTGCTTTCCAAAAAGGCAAGCGACTTCCTGGAACTTATGTTTTACTTGCAGCCACTCCTGATTCTGAAGGTTTTCAGATAATGGACTGGCGAGCTATAAAAGCAAAGAAATTTGCAGCTTGTTTTGTTGCTCGTTTGAAAACTCCTCTTGAGTCAATACAAGAGTCCAGAATTCAGACTCGTCGAGCAACTCGAAAGAAACGAGACATAAGTGAATCAGAAACTCCCCCCATTACTGATGATTCTCAATTTAGTGATGCTTCGGAAGTTTCCAGCTTGCGTGAGCTTGCTGATGACTACGAATGGGCTGAGCGTCATTTTGATAATGAAGCTGATGCTTACTCTGATCATTATTCTAATAATTTTTCAGAAGATGATGAGAATGAACCCTCTGATGAAGAGGCTGAACTCATAGCTGAAGACAAATATGTTAGATGGAGAAATGCTTTCTTTGAATCCATAAAAGAAGAGTCACTTCGTACTAGTGATCCCTCTCTTAAAAATAAAACTGTTCCAACACAAGGAACTGTTCCGGATGAAGAAATAGCAGCTAAACCTTTAACCCCATCTTCAATATTGTCGTGTACAAAAAACACACCCGTTCTCGAATCAAAATTTCCTGAATTAGATGATCTTTCTTCTCCAGGAGGTTTTGTTGATCAAAAAGCATTTGACTTATGGACTGCCGAGTGGTTTAATCTTGCTAATATTAATGCTCGTAATGAGAAAGAATCTTCAAACTCAACATCTGCTTTAGATGATTGGGCTAAAAAAGATCAAACTGATCCTGCTGTTTCTGAAGAAAAAAAACAAGAAATTAAGTTAAACCATCTTGTTAATGAAGCTGGTAATGGGTCTGAAAAGGCTCAAGAAAAAATTAACAAGATTCTTGATCAAAAAGAACTCGATTCAGCTCTTGAGAAAATAAAAGCTGAAGAAGCAAAAGTTGTCCTTGACAAAAAACAGGTTACCTTTACTAAACCTGTAGTTACTCAACCAACACAAAATAAGAAAAAAGAACCAAAAGTTCATGTTAATCAACCTCCTAAACCTGATAGTAAACGTACTCAGAAAAAACTGGCCGCTGCAAAGCGTGTCATGGAAAAACAGGAAGTTGTAATTAAAGAAGAGCCAAAAATTGCACAACCCTCCGCGGCACAAGTAAAACCTGTGTTCGTGAGTATGCAATCGGTAAACAGTGAATCAAAGTTTCCTGAAAACCCTTCAATTAACGTGACTAAAATTCAAAAAGCTCTTGTTCCCCTTTATTCATCTGCAGACACTTTCATTGCTAATGGTGTTTGTCTTGCCAACCACATGGTTACTGTTAAACACGCTAACAATGGAGCTGGTATTTTTTATCGAAAAGGGACGAAAGAAGAATACGTCTTGACTCAACTTAAAATCACAATTCCTGAAAAGGATTTGACAACTGATCTTGAGTGCTATCATAAGCCTCATGGTTATGACTCACTTGGTTTAATGCAAGGCGATTTTTATCATAGCAAAGCTTATTGCTTTTCTTATATACCTAGACAAGACAAATCTCTTGATTTATGTTTTGCCTCCACTGATCTTATTGGATCATGGAGAAATGACAATAGTATGGGCACACATTATGCTTCAACCGTGGACGGATGTTCCGGTTCCCCAATTATTGTAGGTGACAGTGTGGTTGGTATTCATCGCATTGGTGATCCGGAAGTCGGAAATGGTTATATAAAATTAACCCATTCTGTCAACCAGGCCATCAAGGGCAATTTAAAATCACAGCCGGGATGGTGAGCGCAAGCTCACCCCCCGGAGTCAATGATGATTATATTATAGATAATCACCTTGAACTCCGGGCTCAAGATTCCGAGTATCTTGTAAATTCTGCAAAAAACCTTGAGATACTTTGCAAACTTAAAAACAAAACCCCTTTGAAGCAAACAAGTTTTGTTAATTCTTATTTTTTAGACTTTGTTAAAGAAAATGAAGATTTAAAAGTCTATGAAGAATATTATCATGCAGATCAATCTGTAACTGCTTTCCAAAAAGCTTTGTGTAAATATGCTGATGGTCACTCTCGTGTTAAAAAGGAAGTTCCTATTCTTATACAGGACATGGCAGATGATTGGCTTTTTAAAGAAGTTAGTCAATTTGCTATGGGCTCTCGACCTTACAACTTACCTGAAGTCCTTGCTTCAGTTCATCTTAAAAGTTCTCCTGGCCCTTTAGCCAGAAAATACTCAGATAATAAAATTTCATCAATTGCTCATCCGATTGGTGCTAAAATTTTAAATGATTATTTTGACCAAATGAAATATGATGGTTGTCGAACTTATTGGGGTGCTAACTTGAAGCAAGAGCTTCGGCCTGTTGAAAAGATATACGCTAATAAAACCCGCCTTTTTATGAGTGCTCCCACTGAACATTTCTTACTTCTTAGTACACTGAGTTTAAATTTCAATAATTCTATTATCGCTGCTGCACGACTAGGTGTAGGCATGATTTGTATTGGAATGCCTTTATTTTTTGGAATGGTTGATCGAATTGGTAAGGCTCTTGAACCTTTCTTTCGAATTTTTTGTTGTGATGTTGAAGGTTTTGACACCTCACTCACCCCCGAAGAACAAGCCGCTTGTGCAAACACAAGATGGCGTTGCTTTGATCCTCGTTACCAAACGGCTGAGTTTTATAATCAGCTGGTTAATGTTTACAAGGATTGCGTTTGGACTCCTCTAGTACTTCCCGATGGAACTGTTGTAATGGTTCCTGGTCAGCCTTCTGGCCAAGGAAACACTGGCATGGATAATTCCATGGTCCTTCTTCGGCGCTTCTTCATCATTTGGTTGATAAATGGTGGTCCTCGAGACTTCAATATCTTTCGTAAACACGTATTTTTACGTGTTGCTGGAGATGACTCTATTTGTGGTGTTACCGAGTATGGTTATAAATTCATTAATGAAGAAACCATTACCAACACAAGTAAAGAGTATTTTGGTTGTGGAATTCAATTTGCCAATCAACTTGAATTTTTAGGCCATTATTTCCTCCGCGAAGGATCTAGTTATTTCCCTGGTTTCGCAATGTCAAGAATCATAGCATCCCTTGCGTACAAGGGAGGAAGAACGCCTTCTTCTGCTCTTGAAGCTGCTTGTGGTTCCCGTATTGAAGCATTTACAAATCCTGATTGTTTAGGAACTGTTGACCGCTATATTCAGTATCTTATCAAGAAATATCCATACTTGATGCCTCAGTATAGACAACAGTTTCCGGATAATCAGAAGATTCTCGATCTTATTGGAACGGTTAGGACTTTAAATTTGCAAAGCCGTTCTAAGTTCTACGGACAAATGTCCAAAAACAACAATAATCAAAAGAAAACAATCGTAAATGTCTCAGCTCCAAACCTTAGAAAATTTGTTGATCTTCCATCAAAAACATCTAATCAACCTCAAAAAAACAAGAAGCGAAATAAACCAAGAAATCGTGCGAACACGAATCGCGGTTCAAATTCTCAAAGAGCTCCTAGACCCTATGGTAAGGCACAGTACTCAAACAACGCCTACCCCCAACCCCGAGCCTCCTCAACATACGAACAGCAGTGTAATTACGCACTGTCAATATTAAATCCTGCTGCCACATGTTCACGCATGTGTGATGCAGAGAGTCCAGAAACAGCTTTGGCTAGTTCTGAAATGGA